TTTGTTTTTTTTTTTTTTTTTTTTTTTTTTTTTTTATAAATAAATAGAAATATTATAGTAAATTTGTTCCCGCTGGATATTTGCGTACAAAAAACACGTTGTATTATGAAGAACAACGTAAATCCTACACAATGAAAAACAGGAGGAAAAAGATATGGGATTTAGATTAGTTACAGCAGAGCATAGCATTATGTTTGATAATGACCAGGATTTATTCAATCTTGGCACAATCGATGAGGAAAGTTACATCGTCTATGAGGACGATGGATTCATTATTGAGGAAAATCGCGAAAACGGAAAACGCGATTTCGACATCACCGTCAAGGAAAAGGACGGTACAATTGAATACAGCTTAATAAAATATATATGCGAAGATATAAAGAATCTTCGCGATGACATTAACAGATTAATGAGTGTCCGTTCGGACATATTCACAAATTTTAAATATGCAAATAAACATTACAATAAGGATTAAGCTTTAGGGGTTGATTAATTTCAACCCTTCAATTTTTGCCAATTATATTTTGCGCAATATTTTTCTACCCTTTTATGAAGAGAAAGAGAGAAATAGAAGCGCCCGGCTAATACCCGGACCACTTATGAAGAATAAGTTAGATATTTCTCCTTTTCTCTTTTGCATTTATCAAATGCTCCAATTTTAATTTACTCTTGGGAGGGCTGTCTGTAATGGATGGCCCTTTTAAATTTAATGAAGGAGGCATTATATTTATGAGTAAAAGCGAAACGGACTACCAGGCAGATCTTAAGAAAAAACTTGAGACATTATTTCCTGGTATTATAATTTTAAAAAATGATCCTTCGTACTTTCGGGGCGTACCAGACTTAACATTGCTTTATAAAAACAAATGGGCAGTGCTAGAAGTTAAGGACGCATGGAACGCACCTCATAGACCTGGTCAAGACTATTATATTGACATGATGAGTCATATGAGTTTTGCACAATTCATATTTCCGGAAAACGAGGAATATGTTCTTGAATCATTAAAATTATATTTTGGGGGTTAATCATGATTTGGAACGATCACAGTAAACTGGTTGGAACACATGCATTGTTATCACCTAGTTCTAGCCACACTTGGTTAAACTACACAGAAGACAAATTATATTCTGTGAACGCCTCTAATTGGGCAAAGACAATAGGCACTATATTGCACGAAATGGCTGCAGACTTAATTAAGAATCGTATAAGACTTAATAAGACTGACAGGCACATGGTACTCTTTGAATTAGTTCGAAATAATGTTCCAGTCGAAGTTATCGATGTCGACTTGATATTTACAAACTTTCAGAACTATGTCAATGATGCTATCATGTATCACATGGATCCTGAAGTTGTATTATATGTGAGTCCTCAATGCTTTGGCACTGCTGACTCTATTATATTTTATGACAATACTTTGAGAATCCATGATTTAAAGACAGGCTCAACACCTGCTCACATAGAACAGCTTGAAACTTATGCTGCTCTATTTTGTTCTGAGTACAAGTTCAAACCTTCAGAGATTAGTATTGAATTACGATTATATCAGAACAACGACATTATAGTGTGTACACCAGATCCTTCAGACATTGTAACAATAATGGACATTATATCGAAGGATAGTAAACTATTGGAGAACTGGAACCAGAAGTAGGTGAACTATGAACAATGACAATTATATTTTCTCAGAAGACAGTATTACTACTCAACTGTCCGAGATGAAAGAAGACTACCTTGCTCATTATGGAACTCCTAGACATTCAGGAAGATATCCTTGGGGTTCAGGTGAAAATCCTTATCAGCATGAGCCAGGAATGTATGGTGGTAAACCACGAAATGTAGCCTCAACTAATTGGGGTTCATCTGCACACGAATTTAAGAATGCAGAAGAATTGTATAATTATATTCGTGACAAAGAAAAAGCAGGAACAAGCAGAGCAGATCTCGCTAAGGAATTAGAGCTTCCAACTAGAGAACTTAATCTTCAGTATCGTATTGCGACACACATGGTTAAGTCTAAGATGGCTGCTGAGATTCAGGAACTTAGAGAGAAGAACATGCCTTATAGAGATATTGCAGCAAAACTTGATATTCCAGAAGCAACTGTTAGATCATTGATCAATAAAGGTTCTTCTGACAGAAGAGATGCTGCTGTTAATGCTGCTGAGATTCTTAAGAAAGAAATAGCAGAGAAAGGCATGCTCGATGTAGGAAAAGGAAATGAAGCATACCTTGATATTTCAAGAGACAAGCTTGAAGAGGCTTTAAGGTATCTTGAGTATGAAGGTTATGGCGTTTATCCTATGGGTGTTAGCACAGGTCCTAAGAGACAGTCTAACACAATTATATTATGTCAACCTGGTGTTCCTCATAAGTATGTTTATGATCATCAGGGTGAAATACAGACAATTGGTGAATATAGATCTCCAGATAATGGAAAGACTATTAAGCCAGCTCAGAGACCGACTTCATTAGACTCTAAACGAATTTATGTTCGTTACGCTGAAGAAGGTGGAGGTGATAGAGAAGGAACAATTGAGATAAGGCCAGGAGTTCCAGACCTCACATTAGGAAACTCACACTATGCACAGGCGAGAGTATTAGTAGATGGAACACACTACATGAAAGGAATGGCTTTCTACAATGAAGATATTCCTGATGGTTACGATGTTGTTTACAATACTAAGAAGAAACAAGGTACTGAATTTGGAGATGTTTTCAAGAAGGCTAAGAAGGACGATCCTGATAATCCTTTTGGTGCATATATTACAGCTAAGGGTCAAAATGATTATATTGACGAGAAAACTGGTGAAACAAAGCTATCTCCTATAAATATGTTGAAGCAAGAAGGAGATTGGAATGAACAGTCTCGTAGTGTAGCTTCACAGATGTTAGGTAAGCAGAAGGTTTCAACTATTAAGACTCAGCTTGATATTACATATAAGAATATTGATGCTGAGTATCAGGATATTCTGGCCATTGACAATCCTGTAATCAGAAGGCATTATCTTTTAGATTTTGCAAGAACTTGTGACTCTAAATCAGTTGACATGAAAGCTGCTGCCTTCCCTAGACAGAGAACTCAAGTTATATTACCACTTGATAAAATAGGAGAAAACGAAATCTATGCTCCTAACTATAAAGATGGTGAAGAAGTTATATTAATTCGTTATCCTCATGGTGGTATATTTGAGATTCCAACTCTTAAAGTTAATAATAAATTCAAACAAGGAAAACAGATAATTGGCAATGCTCAAGATGCTGTTGGTATATCTCCTAAAACAGCTTCTGTACTTTCAGGTGCAGACTTTGATGGAGATACTGTACTTGTTATTCCAACTGCTGGTCATGATTTTCAGACTATGAAACCTCTCGATGGACTTAAAGGATTCGATACAAAGATGTATAATGTCGATGACAAGATTAAGGAATTCGAGAAGAAGTATCCAGGTGTAACTGACTTAAAGACTAAAGAATACAATGACGCTTTCAAGAAAGAGTATGGTATAAATTTAGTTACAAAAGAGTACGGTTACAAACAAATGGGTATTGTTTCTAACTTGATAACTGATATGACCATTCAAGGAGCAACAGCAGACGAATTGGCAAGAGCTACTCGTCATTCAATGGTAATGATTGACTCTTATAAGCATCAGCTTAATTATAAACAGTCTGAAAAGGACAATGATATTAAGTCGCTTATAAAGAAGTATCAGAAGCATAAGGATGACGATAAAGCTGGTGGAGCTTCTACATTACTTTCTAAGTCTACTGGAGAAATTGATATTCCAGAGAGAAAAGGTTCAGGTTATATCGATAGAGAGACTGGAGAAATTATATTTAAGAACTCTGGTCGTATGTATTACGATAAGAAGGGTAATCTTAAAGAAGCTACTCAGAAAGCTAAAAGAGGTGCTGTTACAAAAGATATGTATGAACTCTCATCTGGTACTGATGTGGAGAATGCATATGCTGACTATTCTAACAAGCTCAAAGCATTGGCTAACAAAGCTAGACTAGAATACTTAGCAACAGAAGTTCCTAAGAAAGACAAGGCTGCTGCAGAATTATATTCTAAAGAAGTTGAGTCTCTCGATAAGAAACTCGAAGCTGTTATTAAGAACAAACCTCTTGAAAGAAAAGCTAATGCCATTGCTAATGCTGAAGTGAAGAGGGCTGCTGAAATGGATCCTGATCTTGACAAGAAAGATCTACAAAAGATTCGTACAATAGCTCTTAATAAAGCTAGACAGCAAGTAGGCTCAGCATCACAGCACATTACTGTTACTGATGCAGAATGGAATGCTATACAGAACAATGCTATCTCTTCTAGTAAGCTTGTATCTATACTCGAAGCTACAGATGCAGACGATTTAAGGAAGAGATCTATGCCTAATACTAATAGCATTTCACCAGCTAAGGTCAGCCGTATTAAAGCTTTGTATAAGATGGGGTATACCCAGGCCGATATAGCTGATCAAATGGGTGTCTCAACCAATACCGTTAACAAGGCGGTCAACGGAGACTTATAGACACCCCCCTATACTATGAGTACATGCTATAAAACCTCTTATTAATCCATGTTTAGGTGCGTGACTCTTTTAATTCTTTTGAAGAGCTAACAGCAACCTACCCTTCTACCCCCAGTAGGGTGAGGGTATTAAAGCCATCTAGCATTAATAATGCTTATGGAATCTCCTTTCTGATTATAGTAAAAAATATTTTACGAGTCCCCATAGTATATACCTCCTTGGGACTCATACACCGCCTAGTGAGAAATACAGCTCCTCCCAAAGTGTTTTTCTAAAAAATTGACTGTATTTTCTCAAAAATTGTAAAATTTAATCCCTCCTAATAGCAAATCCATTATTCATAAGTTTTGTTCTCCTATTATTCATAAACTTACATTCCACAATGTGCTATTAGAGGTTTCTGTTAGTTGTTCAAAGGAATTAAAGGAGTTGCGCATGCTTATTACTACATTTGACAATCCGTATCATCCTATTGAGGAATTCGATAAATGGTATGCTTTTGACTTAAATCATGGTTATGACACTTTAGGTTACATAGCAAGATTAGCAGACTTTTCATTAAACGATTCAGAAGAAGTTCATGATTACAAAGAAGAAAAAGCGATGAATCAAATATTAGAAAACGATTTCTTAGCTTTGTATTACAAAATGAATGATGACGATCCAATCGATTTGAATAAAGTAAAAATGTATGAAGAATCACAAAAGAAACTAATTGAAGAGTCTAAAGATACAAAAGAAAACAAAGAAGAAAAATGAAGATGTTTACGGACTCCCTCGACCTGGTCAAAAATAAAAACAGGGGAGGGGGTCTAAAAAACAATACCCCCCCTATGCGGT